TAATCACTATAAAAAAGCAATGCCATGATTAGAGAATATATCGGCAAGCGCATTGCCGAACTAAGAAAAGAAAGAGAGTTAAGTCAGTCGGCTTTAGCTCTCAAAGCCGGCCTTGATAAAGGGCATATCGCTCGAATAGAGCTAGGCAAATATTCAGTAGGCCTTGATACCCTACAGAAAATAGCCGATGCCTTAGAAGTAAAAATAGAGCTTATTGAAAAATAATTAAAATAGACACATTCTTCGCTTGCAAATAGCTTGCAAATTATGCTGTCCAAATCGTAAGCCGCTATTAAACAGTGGCTTACAAATACATATAAACGCTTCCCAAGCTGAGGGTCGTGGGTTCGAATCCCATTTGCCGCTCCACTGATTATCAGGCACTTACAGAAATTGTGAGTGCCTTTTTTCATGTCCCTACAACACAAAAATAACGGCTTTAGCTTGTTATTTATGGCTTAATTGGTATATTTGCATGCAAATCGCTTGCAAATAATTCGTAAACTATGGCAACAATTTATATTGTATTAGATACCAGAAGAGAAAAAGTAAACGGAGAATACCCTGTTAAGTTGTCGTTGATTCATAAGAGACAAACCGTATACATGTCAACTGAAATTAGCGCGCTCAAAGAAGAATTTGAAAACGGCCAACTAAACAAGCGTGCTCAAAACTATCAGGCCAAAAATGCTAAACTTCGAAAAATGCTCTCTGATGCCGAAATAGCCATCATGGAATTATCATCAAAAGAACTGATTAATAATGTTCCAATGAAGCGCCTACGTGCAATAGTTGAGGCTAGAGTAAAAGGAGTTAAACAGAACGAAAAGACATTCATTGATTACTTAGATCAGTTCTCCTCGCTAAAAGCCAATCCGGGCACGCGATCAGTCTACAATCAAACCAAAGTAAAACTGCTCGATTACGATTCGATGTGCACTTTTGAAACCATAGATGTAAGCTGGTTAAAGAAGTTCGAATTACACATGCAGAATCAGGGAATAAAAACAAATGCTAGAGGCATACACCTAAGAAATATAAGAGCTATATTCAACTATGCCATTGATGAAGAGATAACCGCTCTATATCCATTCAGGAAATTCAAGATAAAAAAGGAAGAAACCAAAAAGAGAGCGCTATCAGTCGAGGACCTTATAATGCTAAAGAACTACCCCTGCGAACCTCACCAAGAAAAAACACGCGACATGTTCTTTCTTATGTTCTATCTGATAGGAATAAATCCTGTAGACTTATTCAAACTAAAACATGAAGACTTGAATTCAGGAAGAATCGAATACTACAGAGCCAAAACCGGAAAACTCTATTCGATAGAAGTTATCCCTGAAGCTATGGAAATAATCAATAAATATAAAGGAAAAGACTACCTGATAGACGTACTAGAGGAATGGGGAAACTATAAAGACTTCGCGCACAGAATGAACATAAACCTAAAGCAGATAGGAGAAATGGAGCGAAAGGGGCTAGGAGGCAAAAAATACGCACGCCGCTATTCCCGGACATAACGATCTATCACGCACGGCATACATGGGCAAGTGTCGCCGCCGGACTAGATATACCAAAAGAAACCATTGCCGCCGGCTTAGGACATGAAATCGGCAATAGAGTAACCTCTATATACATAGACTTCGATAGAAAGAAAGTCGATGAGGCTAACAAATTGGTAGCACACTATATCGTGACCAGGTCGCTAACAATATTGATTGAGAAGCTTTTCAATATATCTAATGACTGATAACAATATATGTTAGGCCTAATTACATATATTGTTATCAGCGTTTTGGTTATATATTATACAATTAAATATAATATAAAACCGCCGATGAATAAAATTGCTAAAACGAAAAGAAAGGCCATTAACTGTAAGGATAAGGATACGGGATATGAATAAATGCTTTTTATTTCATGTTCAGGCAATCCCGAATCATCTGATATTGCTTCCCGAATTCCAAAGGTTTTATGGCATTCAAGACATACCAATTTTATCTTATTAGAACCTATAGCCCCGCCAATTAATCCAATTGGGCCTATTAATATAGAACCTACGGCAGCTTTTGATATACTAAATCCTTTCGTTGATGATATTAGATTAGAAGATCCACAAAAAGGGCATCGTACTACTATTTTATTGTCTTCCATATTAAAGAAATATTTAATGAATAATATTTTTTAAAATATGTGTCGGAAAATGCATTTGCCTACCTTTCCTTCTTAATTAGCATAGTTCTTTGTAAAAGGATAAGAATTTTTCTCCACTTGATAAGTGTTCCGGTATCGCGTATCCTGTTTTAGCCATAAGAGCAGCGGCCTCATCAATCTTCTGTTTTGTACGATCCTCAAAATCGCTATCAGAATAACCATATTTCTTCATGTCGATAAGATACTTAGATAAATAAGAGACAAGATATTTATAAGCCTTTTCTTTTTCTCCCTGAAGCATGTAAAGCTTATAGCTTTCTTCGCTATTCTTTAATTTGCTTTCAATAGCACTAATTTTATTAGTAGCAATCCATATTTTAACAAACAGTACAATTGAAAATATAGAAGCTATCACATATGCTATTACTAGCATAATTTCTAAATCATTTGTTCTCATAAAATTAAAGTATTTGTTTTTTGGTTAGTATATCATATTTTAAGCAGTCTTGCCGTTTTTTCGTTGGCTAAGGCCGATTTGCTCTCTCATAATGTTATTTTCACCTTCCAATTTACCTATCTCTTTATAAGCTTCTTTTAATTCGGCCTTTAGAGATTTTATTTCTTCTAAATAAAAGGATGGAACTTCATTAGCGTTTTTGCCCTTAAGCATATTGCCATTATCCATTAAAAGCCAATTAGCATCTACATCGGGTAGCTTGGTTAGTATTTTAATGATAACCTCTTTTCCTAGACTATTTGCATTGCACCAATTGCTAACGGTGGTAGGTGATGATTCCATTAAAGTTGCAAAACGCAAATTGTTACCATCGCAAAAGGTGTCTCTTAGTAATGTTACTTTTTCTCCTATATTCATAATATTATGGATTTTAATTTTATATTTGCACGATTATTAATTTCTAAAAATTATAATTATGGATGAAGACGTTCTTAGCAGCGTATTTATTTTAATGCTCGTTACAGCTCTAGCTCTAGTTATGTTAGGAGCATGATTTTATTATGGCTAAAATAGTCGTTGTAATAGCTAAAATGGAAGATATTGTCTTGATAATAGTCTTCCATTTTTCTTTTTTATACTCCGATAAAAACCTCCATTATTAAGCTTTTCCTTTCCGCTATCAGTTATAGCATAGACTTTTCCAATCTTAGTAGACAGCTTACTATCCTTGATATGTCCATTGTTTCTAAGCTCTGATATAATCAGGTCCATGTCTTTATAGTCCTTTAAAGAGCTATCTCCTTTTAGTAACTCAATAAGAATCTTATCCTTTTTTGAGGCGATTTTATTCTTTTTCATACCCTATTGGTTAATTAATGTTTATTATCCATATTATTATGGATTTTAATTTTGTTATATCCATAACATTATGAATATTTGCAGAAACAAAATAAAAATCTCTTTTGCATTCCAAAGAAAAAGAGACAATTCGCAAATATAAGAAATTTTTAAAAACAACATTATGAAGAAGCATAGAAATACTTACTACGTTTTTGACTCATCAGGAAGAGATACAGGAATCAGGTATTATGCAAGTAATAAAGATGAGGCTTCAAAGCTATTTAAGGATGATCAGGAAAACTATAGGAAATACGGTAGTTACGGCAAATTATCGAGATCGTATAACGGAGGAGTTTACGGATCGACAGGAAAGACTTATTGATAAACAAGTAGCAATAAAATAATTATGAAGACAAAGAATTTTGCGCATTTCGGGCTATTCAAAAACGGAAGCTTTGAATTATATGGAGATATGCTAGAGCTATTAGAAAAAGCTCAGGATCTATCATCCAAAAACGAAGATATGAAATATTCTATTGCGCAAATAGAATTTATCGATTCTGAAGAAATGACCTCAATAGAGATGGGTATTGAGATTTTATCATATCGCAATATTCAGGGAACTATCTATATCACTACTACACTAGTATAATTTAAAACAATAAATATCATGCAGAAAGAATTGACATTAAGAAGAGGTACAGTAGCCAAACTCGCAAAGCTTTGCGACTGTACAGAGCAAACAGTAAGAAACGCTATCCGAGGTGTAACCATTGAGGGTGATTCTGAACGTATCAGACAAACAGCCGTAAAGTACGGCTATGCAGTAAAACAAATACCTCTAACCATGGAGGAATATGAAAGGAGATACAGACTATGAGAAAGACAGCGGGAAAAGTAGAGCCGGTTAAGAAACTGTGGCTCTCAAAAGAAGAAGCTATGGCATATCTAGGATGTAGCGAAGACTTCCTAAGAGACCTAAGAAATACCGCTAAGGTATCATTCTCTCAGGACGGCCGTAAAATATGGTACGATCTACACAGTATTGACAGATACCTACTAAGGCATAAAGTAGTATGAAAAAGATAGCGACGGCAATATTCTCTCTGATAATCATCGCCGGTGCATGCTTTGCCGGGCATGTAGAATTCAATGACGAGGTATTATCAACTCTCACAGACAGTCAGTATAAAGCTGTATTAGTCGATCTAGGAGGTACCGCCTCACGTGGTGATATAGCCAGACAATATTTAGATAACCAAGAAAAATATGATTCAATAAAATGAAAAGATCATACGCAATACCAAATAACTGCAAAAAGGTAACAGTTGAGGCGTCTAAAGGAATGCTAACCATCTCATTTGAGCCGTTACCCGCCATGGAATTCTATAGCGATATAACAGGTGACATTGAAGAGCAAGCCCAAAGGGGAGATTTAGCAATCCTTTACAATAAGGAAGAGCCTCAATCAGCGATTATCGCAAAGCTAGCAGACTATGAGCTGTCAGACGGAATAAAGTATTACGCCGCCAACGGAGTAGCTTATAATTCTGCAATGAGATTCAGGTGCCAAGAACAGTACGACTCAATTATCACCTATGAACAATAAAGAGAAGCTAGATCAAGTATTCTCTCAGTATATCAGAATGAGAGATGCCGACAAGGATAGAACCTTTGTGTGTATATCATGCGGCAAAAGACTATCCTTAGATCAAGCAGACTGCGGGCACTATATAAATCGAAAACACATGTCATTGAGATTCAGCACTAAAAACTGTAATGCTCAATGTAGATCATGCAACCGGTTTGATGAAGGTAATATTCAAGGCTACAGACGTGGGCTGATAGAAAAGTACGGTGAACGTACAGTATTACTACTCGAATCACTCAAAAACCAAACCAATAAGATTACGGAGTTTGAGTATAAGGAAATGATCGCTTTCTATCGATCCGAGGTAAAGCGATTAGAGCAGGAAAAAGGATTTAAAATAAGAAAATGATATGGACTTGTTCGGGAACCCTGATAAACAAAAGAGAAAATACAGAAGAGACAGTAAAGGAAAGTTTGCTGACGAAAAGAAAGCGACATACGAAAAAGCGCTAAAGGAGGCAGCTATGTATAAGCAGATGTATTTCAGGGAGCTATCCCGAACACGAGGAGTATCTAAGGTGATTAGATTGAAGGATGAAGAAATAAAGAAATTAAAAGGATAAGCAATATAAAACAGCTCTGGGAGGGCTTTGTAAAACCCATAAATATTATGAACAAATTAATTACACTTTTAACAATTGGAGTTATTATCGTTATCGTAGGGTCATTTGTAGCCGTTCCGCATTACAATGTATGGCAACAGGAGATGTCAGGTAAAGCTGAATTTGCCAAAGCAGAACAGAATCGAAAGATTAAAATCGAGGAGGCAAAAGCCAACCTAGAAGCTGAGAAGTTAAATGCGCAGGCTGAGATAGAGCGCGCTAAAGGAGCCGCCGAGGCTATCAAGATTGAGAATGGGAGTATTACTCCGGCTTACATCCAATATCTATGGGTACGACAGCAAAGCAGCCTGAATGATAAGACAGTGATCTACATACCAACAGAGGCGAATTTGCCGTTGCTAGAGGCGAACCGAAACAAATAATAATCAATAGCCCGATGTGCTTTGGTTAGCTATTCGGGCACAATGGCGATGTTGCCAGATTAACAATGCCGCTTTAAAGGAAAGCGTATCGGTGCAAGCCCGATTTAGAGTTTTTACTTTTTTGTCAGAATCCCTTAAAAGGGGCTTGTATAAAGTCCTGTATCAAGCGAGGTACAGGCAAAACGGGGCTTTCATTTTATATGGTAAGATTCTATTCAAATAGTAATAGAAAAGGTAGTTCGATTCTATCAAGCTCCACAATGGCAATAGTGCCAGAATAGATAAATATATAAATGTATGTTCATTTTAAGAAAAGTATCAAGATCAGGATTGAAAAAAAATTATGAGTTAGGTAGTAAATATACCTATGCACCAGTTGCAATGAAGCCTGAATCTTTCGCAGAGTTAATAAAAGATGTTGATGTGCCTGATCATGAAGGTGTGACGGTGATAGTGTTAGACGAGAATAAAAAAGTACACTTTGTATACCATGATGAATCCTGCTGCATCATAAACGAGCACGGTGATATTCTTGAAAAACTCTAAATTAAAAAGCTGTGCTATCAGGCTATACGGGCAATCGGGTGGTTAGTTAACGGCAGACGCGGGGGTGTTTACCCCGAAACAGCGGTTCGACTCCGCTACCATCCACACATTATTAACCAATTAAATTACAAATTATGCAGTTAAAATCAATTCAAACGAAGTTTCAAGAAAAAGTGATTGAAACTAAAAAACCTAGCGAAATGCTAAACAAGTATCTAGCTAAGAGTATCGTAAAGTCATGGAGGGAGGACTTTTGCGATGCTGATACAGGAGAAGTGGTATCAATAGAAAGGCATGAAACTCTATTCAGACGAGGCGAACTCATCGATCAGGATAAGTTAGCTAAGATAAGGTTTAGCATGGATGCAGACGGTATAGAGACAGTAACCGTATCAAATCAGAAAAGAGTAGCTATAGAGACAGTGCCATCTCATTTATACCTATTCTCAGCAAAAGTGAGGATAGCAGATAAGAAGCATAAGTTTCTACTATATTCTAATTCTATCGAAACATGTCTGTCAATATTGAGAGACTATATCGAGCTGAACTACACAGACAACTTTATGATCCTCAATGTCGCTGACTTTACAAACTGCATCGTAATCATCGATAACTTAGAGAAAGAGATGCCAACAGACCTACCATTTGATGAAGAGATTAAGCCCGAAAAGAAATTCTATCTCATCGAGGTAAGAATATCCACAGAAGACAATCCCGGATATATTGAGATGTTCCTAGTGCATACGGTATCGGTCGAAAAAGGCATGATGCTTATTACCGATGCAATTGAAAAAAGAAAATTGGAAAGAGAATCAAAAGGAGAAGAGTTACCTGAATATACAACTTCGCTAGAGGCTGTAAAACCGGTGCCAATTGGTTCTTTCATTCCCAAAGAGTTTTCTCAAGCTTATGTTACCGAATAAACACGAATGCGTAACGTGCATTCATTCCAGAGGTGAAGTAGCTAACCACATGATCTATTGCAGTAAGATAGAGAAATATAGAGCTACAAGCATAAGGCTATGCGTGCATTACGAGCCGAAACGTAAACGTAGAAATGTTCGATAAGATGGTATTTACAACAAAGATAGACTTCGAAAAAGATGCAGCGGAAATTGCAAAGAGAAATCATTTGCAGCGCTGTACGGCCGGAACAGAGCTGTTTTATCAGACATCTGTATACGGCAACTTTGAAGGTATCTATATCAAGTTGAGAGGCAACACTATGCAGATTAAGTGCTCATTACACAAGCTGTATAGTAAAGCTTCAATAGGGATATTCGATAATTCTAACCTGTTTACTATCTCAGAGGCATTAGATATGATAGACTATTTATTTTCAACGCTAAAGATTGAGAAAGAAAATGTAAAGGTCACTTATTACGAGATAGGCCTTAACATGATAACGCCTGATGATCCTTTGTCGTATATAGAGTTAATTCAGTCAGCCGGGCAAAATTCTGAAAAAGAGATGTTTAACGACGCTAATTATCAGAAATACAGGCAAAAAACGACAGAAAAGAGCAAAAACATCAAAAAGGTATTAAAGGTATACGACAAAGGATTTGAAGCACGCTCAAAGGGTAGAATGATCCCCGGTAATATATTAAGGTGTGAAACCATATATAAAAGGCAATCAATACCGCTAACTCAATTAACGTCAAATGAATATCTCTCAAAAATAATAAGCAGGTTTTATCGGGATTGGCACAATGCAGTATTTCCTCGTCAAATTAGAGCCGATAAGGGAATAAAGGCTTCGCAAATAGAGAAAGCTAAATCAATAATGCAATTAGGCAGAAATGAATACTATGAGATAAGCCGAAAAGCATATCTGTCAGGTACCATTTCAAAGAAAACATGGGAGACGATAAGGGTATTTATTCAGTCGTGGGATGATCTTAAAACATCATTTAGATTCGAGCCTACACACCAAGAAATAACCTATAAATCGCTATTAGATGAGGCTTTCAGTATAACCACTAATTAAAGCACCTTATGGTGCATTTCATAAAACACTAAAAATCAACTGATTATGAATAAAAACATAAGTATTTGGCTGCAAAAAAGCCATTTTGGGCGCTTATTAATCCTCCTGCGTAAATTAGGTAACTTGTCCTATACAGCCAGAATGGATGCTTGGAACAAGCTAAGAGGGCTGATAACTTTTAATTATAATAGAATGACGCTGTTTACCGTAACGTTGGTTATCGTATATGCTTTCATTTGGTACGCAGTTTATTATTTAGCATCATGGTAGTACTAAGTTTATTTGACGGTATGAGCTGCGGCTAAATCGCACTCAAAGAGTTGGGAGTAAAAGTAGACCAATACTACGCATCCGAGATTGACAAGCATGCAATAAAGCAAACAATGCTTAATTTCCCTGATACAATCCAATTAGGCAGCGTAACCGATGTAGATGTTAGCAAGTTGGATAAGATTGATTTATTGATAGGCGGCAGTCCATGTACTAACTTCTCATTTGCAGGTAAGCGAAACGGAATGAGCACTACAACTAACGAAGAAATATATACGCTTGACAGGTATTTGGAGCTTAAAGCAGATGGATTCCAATTTGAAGGTGAATCATTCTTGTTTTGGGAGTATATGCGGATATTAAACGATATTAGAAAGTACAATCCTGACGTGAAGTTTCTGCTTGAAAATGTGGAAATGGGCAAGAAATGGGAACGTACACTGTCCGAAGCAATAGGGCTTTTCGGTGTTCACATTAATTCTGCTTTAGTCTCAGCTCAGAATAGAAAGCGTATATATTGGACCAACATACGAACAAAACAAATGGGATTGTTTGGGGATGTATATAGTGATATTTCACAACCGGAAGACAGGGGAATTTTACTGAAAGATATATTGGAGGATGGAGTTGACGAAAGATATTATTTGAGTGATAAAATGATAGAATGTTATACTAATAGGGTGAATATATCAAAAGGTTACGAATTTAAGCCTACTGACGGTAGCAAAAAAGCCAATACAATAGTAAAAAAAGAAGGAAACTATAGCACTAATAATTTTATTTGCATTCCATGCGATTATCGCCACGATGAAGGTATTAGATTAAAAGCAGATGGGAAGACTGGCACCTTGTTATCTCGTGCTAGAAACGACGAAAGTTGTGGGCAGATGGTATGCGTAGCAATGAGAGGAAGAAACCCTGAAAACCCAAGTGATAGAACAACAGGTTCACCAACAGAACAGCGGATAGAGCCAAGAACTGACGGAAAAACAAATACGCTTACCACTGTACAAAAAGATAATCTGATAATGCAGCTAAATCCATCAAAAGAGAGTGGAGGTAATCAGCCATACCAGCAAAACAGAGTATATGATATTAATGGCATCGTTCCGTCTTTATTGGCACAAATGAGTTGCGGTGCTCATAAAATATTAGTTCCAGAGGCGACAAAAAAAGGATATGCCGAAATATCGACAGGAGAATGTTTTGATTTTGAGAATCCAAAATCAAGAACAAGAAGAGGCAGAAAGATGGAAGGCAAAAGCAATACGCTAATGTCTAAAAACATGTCCTTTATGAATTATACATCTGATTGCCGCATTCGTCGCCTAACACCAACAGAATGCTCCCGATTGCAAACTATACCTGAATGGTACAGATGGGAATGCAGCGATACACAAGCATATCGAATGCTTGGTAATGGATGGACGGTAGAAGTAATTAAACATATACTGAAATGGTTAGAATTTTAAAAGTCAAGTACTACACAGATGAAGGTCTTTTAATGGTGGAGTACAACAAAGGTAGACCGCTATATAAAACTACCGATATTGATAAATTAAGAAATAAATTACAAACCACTCATGGGTGTACCGTGAGATTTATATATGAAGAACATGAAAAAGACAATCGATCCAATCAGGTTATGCCTTAACATGATTTTAGTGTGCTACACATTAGTAGCATGCTTGATAGCGAGTATAGGTTTTATAGTTTATTTATTAACTCAAAAATAGTAAAAATGAAGAAAGAGGATAATTTGCGTTATGTAGCATATGACGCTGCAAACGGAGAATATGAAGAGTTTGAAACCCTGAAAGAAGCCGAAGATTGGCTAAAGGACGGAGATGGTGAAGGCATTTCAGAAGAGGCATGTAATGGTCAAAATTATATTGCAGAAATTCAATATAGGTCGACTGTTACAATCACCGATAGAAGAGAATACTATCATGTACATACTGATGAATGCATGGAAAATTGCGATGAAGAAGAATGGCCTTATTGCGACGATTTTGATTGGATAGGAACGCATTCTTACGAAAAAATAAATTGGGATAAAGAATAATGAAATACTAAAAACTAGATATTATGGATAAAGAAAATACATACGCAGTTGTAGGAACTGACAAATCAAGCAAAATAAGAAAAGTAATTGCTGGTGGATTTAGGTCAAAGGAATCAGCTGAAAAGAGGCTTATGATTGAAAAAAGTGATAAGTACATGCGCAAATGCTTTCGGTTCATGATGGTGGCGCAAGAGCCTTATCATCCACGAAAGGAAGGCAGTTGTGGCAGTAAATTAACTCAAAAATAACCAGAAAGGAACTAATATGAAAGCAGAAGAATTAATAAAAAACAACGCACTTCAAAACATTGAAGTTGCAGGAAAACAAAAAGTAGTGTTTGAAGAGATTGCGATTACTGCCGTTAACATGGCACGAATTGAAGAAAAAGAGCGGGCGTTACAAGCCTTACAGACTGTACTGGCAGAATGGATGCCTAGCTCTGCTAAAGTGGTTTTGGATGATTTTAAAGATAAATTGAATTATGGAAAACCTATTTGATATTCATCCAAAAAAGCAGAGCGATAATCGTTGTAGGGAATGCAAATACATTGCAAACCTTAATCCGCATAGTAACAGATATTGGTATTGCACTATTCAGAAGTGTGGAAGAACTCCGTATGGTGTGAAATCAGTTAAGAGAATGAATCAAGCATGTGATAAATTTGAAAAGAAATGAAAAGAGAAATTTTATTCAGAGGTAAACGCACCGATAACGGTGAATGGGTGTATGGCAATCTCATTGGGAACAATGTAATTGTAGGTGAGGTTGTCGACTTTGATGATGAATACTTCAATACTGAATTTTGGTATAAAGTTGATCCTGAAACAGTTGGTCAGTTTGCAGGCTTAATTGCCGGAAAAGCAAAACGTGGGCTTGACATGCGCGTTTTTGAGCATGATATATTTAGGCACACAATAGCAGGTGATTTAGGTGATACAATTAGCTATTCAGTAGTAATGTGGATAGAAAAATATGCAGCTTTTTATCTTATACCAATTGATCACTATGAAGTAATGAGGGATAATGATGTATCATCAGAAAAAGCGTTTGCGTGGTTGTTTGACGAAGCTTTATTAAGAGATTTTTCTATTGACGTTGGGCTTACTAAAGTGGGTAATATTCACGATAAACCTGAACTGTTAAACCATGAATGAACTGACAACGAAGGGCACCTACAAAAAAAGTAGACCTTTCACAGAATGGAAACAAGACAAGTCAGGCAGTAGCCGCACAGAAAAAGAGGGAAGAGAAATTGTTCCCGCTACGGCTGAACTCAAAGACTGTCATATATGTGACTAAGGATAAACAGAATACGTATTACGCTGAACAGGTAAGAATAAAACTAGGAATAAATGTTTAACGCTAAAGGAACGATAGTAAAGGTATTGCCTAAAACGTCTGGTATAACCGGGAAAGGTAATATGTGGGAAAAGCAGGAGTACGTATTAGAACATAGCGAGAAATATCATACTAAAATGAAATTCTCTATTTGTTCATTTGACGGTCCTATTGAAAACAGCCTCAACGTAGGAGATAAGGTAGACATCTTATTCGATATCGAATCAAGAGAATATAAGGGTAATTGGTATAACGATATAAAAGCATACAGTGTAACGAAATGAAGAAGATAGTAAAGATACAATCGTACATTTCTAAAGATGATAATGATGCTTTAGAAAGGATAGTGAAGAAGTATAACTTCAAATCAAGGTATGAAGTTATAAAGTATTTAATTGATTGCTTCCTGAGGATCGCTGATCCGGCAAAGCCTAAGGAGCCAATGCCTCAAGAGATAGAGGATATGTTTGACGGGTATACCAACGCTGAATCAAGAGAGTATGTTAAACCAAAACGGGCACGGCCTAGAGAAACACCATGAGTCGCAATCCAATCTACATTAAGCTAATCAATACCGCAAAGTGGAGACGTTTAAGGCTCCACAAGCTTAATCAATCTCCACTTTGCGAAGAGTGCCGCCGCAACGGAAAGACTAGGCTAGCTGAAGAAGTGCATCATGCTATACCTGTTGAATCAGTATCAACAGAAAGACAGATGAATAGTCTTATGTATAATCCTCAGAATCTAATGAGCTTATGCCATGAGTGCCATGTAGCCATACACACCTCAGCTTTCAGTCACAGTAAAGAGAGCATAAAAAAGAATAATGAAAGGCACACAGAAAGGTTTGTAAGCGAATTTCTCAAAAAGCCAAAAGATTAAAAACGTTCACCACTAATATTTTAACTAAAAAATAGTCACAAGGGGGGGGGTGTTTTTTCGATTCAACCTCGTTGCGCCGAAACCCACCCCCTCTTGGCTTCACAAACAAATGTTTTTTCCATTTCTGGGGGGTAGCTAAAATTTATATCCATTTTAAGCAAAAAATCAGGTTAATTAAAAGTGTTATGGAATCCGTTAAAAAAATAAAGAAGACAATTGAGAAAGCATTAAAGCAGCAGGGTACATATTCTAAAGATATGGACACATGTATACATTTATGCGCATCAACCTTTCAGGCGTTCCAATTAGCACAGGAAGATATAGAGAAATTACCAAATACTTATGTTGAAGAAGTTACAAGAGAGGGCAATATCAGATTGACTCCTCATCCGGCGTTTAAAGTTTTAGTCTCTACGGGAGAAATAACAAGAAGATCGCTTAGAGAATTAGGACTAACAATTAACTCTGTAGCAGGTACATCAGGAGAAGATGATGTGGAAGACCTCATAGAAAGTGTTCAAAAATTGAAGAAAAATGAGTGATTTTGAATCATTTGGAAAAGAGTATTTTCGGGAGTTTAAACAAAAAACAGCGTTTGAGCTCTCGAAAATTGACGTGCAATCATATAAGCTTAAACGGATAGATAATAGGTTAAACATATATACAATAGATGTCATTTCGAACCATGACAAGCACAACCTATATGAACTGCTTAGTGTTAAGCGGTTCTTTCACTTCTTAGATAAATACATCTTTAAAAAGTCAGAGGTTGAGGCTTTTATTCACCTATACGAAATTTTAAAATTCTCAGGTACCACAGGCCGCCGCAGGTATAAAATGACACCTATACAAGTGTTCCAGTTCGCTAACATTCTAGGTTTTTATAAAACGAAAGATAAAAGGTTGTGCCGTGAAGCTCTTTTGTTTGTTCCGCGTAAATTCTCTAAAACGACCTCTGTAGCGTCTCTTGCGATAAATGACCTGTTATTCGGAGACGCTAATGCGCAGTCTTATGTAGCAGCTAACTCATACGATCAGGCTAAAATCTGCTTCGATGAGATTAAAGAAATACTGAAATCATTGGACCGCCGGTTAAGGCACTTCAAATTAAACCGGGAAGTTGTATTCAATAAAATGAGAGGCAAAACATCTTTCATACGGTGTTTAGCTTCAAGCCCTGATAAGCTAGACGGATTAAACGCTTCTGTAGTAATTGTCGATGAGTACTCACAGGCCGATAGCGCATCTTTGAAAAATGTGCTAACCTCATCTATGGGAATCAGGGTTAACCCTTTAACCGTGATGATAACAACCGCTTCGGAGAAATTGGAATCTCCATTCCGTGACACCCTGAAATCATACAAGAAAATATTAAGAGGAGAAATGGAGAATGATTCTGTATTCGCGCACATCTTTGAACCTGATGTGGATGATGAAGAGGATAATCCGGAAACTTGGAAAAAAGTGCAACCTCACTTAGGGATAACGGTTCAGGATGATTATTATGAGCTTGAGTATAAAAAGGCTCAACAATCGGCCGACGATATGGTAACGTTCAGGACAAAGCTTCTGAATATATTCGTGCAGAACACGTCTAAAATATGGATTGCGCCGGCAGATATTGAAGCTAAATTCAAGCAAATCAATTTGGAAAGTCTAATTGGTAGGCCGCCTACAATGGTATCAGTCGATCTATCCGTTAGAGATGACTTCTCAGCCGCAACATATATGGTTTATTTCGAGAATATCAGCGCATTTCACTCTGTTACTGATTATTATTTTCCTGAAGGCGCACTATCCGGGCACCCGAATGAAGAACTCTATAGAAAATGGGCAAAAGACGGGCATTTAAGAATTTTGCCCGGAACCGTAATAGATTACAGAGCTATCATAGCAGACATTTTAAAGCGAAACGAATACCTAGGAATATTAGCTATCGGATATGATCCGTATAGGTCAATAGAATTTATAAACATGCTATCAGCGGCCGGAGCGGCAAAAGTTATCACGCCGGTTAAACAAACTTATGCAACATTTACAAGCCCTATTGAATCTTTTGAGATTACAATGGCAATGGATAAGATAACATTTGATCCTAATCCGATAACTGCATACTGTTTCGGGAATGCTTTAATGGATGAAGACAAAAACGAGAATCGTAAACCAATAAAAAGAAGCCAAAATGAAAAGATAGACGGTGTAATAACTAATCTGATGGACTTTTGGCTCTTTAATAACGTAGAAAGGAGTTAACATGGGATTATTCAGTAGAAAAAAAACAGCGGTTGAAAGCCCTGTAAAGGAGGAGAGGAGAAGTTATTTTGAGATGGTAGCCGCCGCGGATGCTACGGTCTCAAATAATTATATTCCTACTATAACAAGTGGAGAGCTGGGGCTTAAAATAGCAACGGTATACAGGTGTGTAGACATTTTGTCCGGGAGTATCGCTTCGCTTCCGTTACTATCAAAAAGAAAAAACAAGGCTGTTTTACGATAGACGAAGGCAGTGATATAAGTTTTATTTTAAAGGTGAAGCCAAATAAACGCCAAACCTCTTATGAGTTGCTTCGAAACGCAGTAATCCAAAAGGTAAACAACGGAAATGCCTACATATTACCGATGTACGGCAATGAAGGTACGATTAAGGAATTAATTCTTTTGTCGCCAAACACTGTTACTTACGATAAGTTTAGAGACCTATATATCGTTTCGGACGTGATTAATAATGTGTTTGACACATTTACCTCTGATGAGATAATACACATAAGGAATATGTCGCTAGACGGAGGTTACACGGGAGTGTCAACGATTCAATATGCATCTAAGATATTAGGTATAACAGCAAGCGCTGACAATCTATCCTTAGATTCATTTCAGCCGGGTGCAGGTTATGCCGGTTTTGTGGCAGGAGAAAGTAACACAGTCAAGGGTTTTGGTGAGTTTCAATCTCAACAGCTATCCGATGTAGGTACCAGAGTAGAATCAGAATTGAAATCAGGTAAAAAAGTTTTCTGGTTGCCTGATAATATGAAATTCAATCAGCTTTCTATGTCGCCGGCTGATGTGCAGCTATTAGATACGAAGAAATTCGGAGTGCTAGAAATTTGCCGCTTTTTTGGTGTGCACCCGGATATGGTTTTTGCCGGTCAATCAACTAACTACAAAGCTTCCGAAATGTCACAGGTGCAATTTATGTCTAATACGCTTAGGCCTCTGATTAGACAAATAGAATCAGAACTGCAAGCGAAATTAATACCTCAATCATTAGCTGATTATTATAAAATTGAGTTTGACGTAGAATCTATGTACCAGACAGATTTAGCGGCTGAGGCTGAGTATATGACTAAAACCATTCAATGCGGCGTATACACGGTTAATGAGTGGCGAAAACGGAAAGGGCAGCTCCCTGTCGAGGGTGGAGATGTAGCAATGGTAAGCTGTAATATAGCGCCTGTAGATAGCGCCAAAATAAAAGGTGAAAAAAAAGATTCAAAAAGTATATCCAAAAACACGTAAAAAATCAGTAGTAAAAAAGGCTATATGGAAATAAGAAGCTTTGATGGGGATGCAGCCCCTAAAATAGTAGAAGGTAGAACCATTCAGGGATATGCGGTTGTGTTCAACCGCGAATCTCGAATTATGTTTGATCCGACCAAAAAACGATACTTTACGGAAGTAATTAAATCGGGTGCGATTACACCTGAATTGCTTCAAAGAAGTGATGTAAAGGCTTTGGTTGAGCACAATAGAGAGAGATTATTGGCTCGCAATATCAAAGGTGCCGGCTCTCTGACATTGGAGATAGATGAATACGGCCTAAAATACCGTTTCGACGCTCCTAATACGCAGGATGGCGAATACGCGGTAGAGATGATACGAAGAGGAGATATATTCGGCTCTTCATTCGCTTATTACGCCAATGAAGCCGACGTCTCATACGAGAAGAAAGCAGACGGAACACTTTTGCGGTCCGTGAACAAAATCGCCTACATAGGTGATGTTTCTCCTGTTAGTGATCCGGCCTATTTCGGTACGGACGTAGAAGTTCGATCCCTTGATTCTTTCTTTGAAGAGAAAAAGGACGAAAGCTATAAAGAAGAGATTATTAATTTACGTAAATTAAGTATGTAATATGAAAAAGAAAATCGAAATCAGAAAAAGGATTGCGGAAATCAATGCAAGATTTACCGCATTAGCAGACACTTTGGAGTCTGAACAAAGAGGTTTAACGACAGAAGAGATTGAAGAAAAAAGAGCGTTAACTTCGGAAAAGGAAATCCTCGAATTGAGGTATCAGCAAATTGAGAATGGGTGGGTACCATCTCAGGAAGTTGAAAACAGAAGCGCTGCATTTGCAGGCCTAATTCATGGCATCATTAATCGCTCTGTTCCGGCCGGATACGAAAAGGTTGTTCAAAATGAAAAAGAGATCATTATTCCGGTTACGCGTTCTGTTCAGGATGTAGCGTCTAGTGGCGCAATTATTCCTTTGACAATTGGAGAAATCATTGAGCCATTGGAAAAAGGAATGATCCTGAGCGCAGTAGGCGCAAAAATGCAGTATGGTCTTACTGGCGACTGGGTATTCCCGGTAGTTGCAGGTATCGAAGCCACTATAGAAGGAGAGAATACAGAGGTCTCAGATACAACGATTGATATTACATCAATCAAACCACAACCTAAGCGTGTAGCTTTGGCTATTCCTGTATCTAACTCGGCCATCGATCAGTCTAATGGACTGCTACTTGATATTGTAAACAGACAAATCCAAATGGGATTAGCGCGTCTGCTTAACAAGTGGATGTTCGCACCTGAAAAAATATCTGTAAAGGCTTCAGACGGATGCTTCGTTGCTCCTAAATCCTCAATGGTAACTACTGCGTACTCATACAAAGATGTAGTCGCACTAAAGGGCAGAGTGATGAAGAAAGGCGTTATACCTGACGGCACAGCGGCTTATGTGTGTTCGGCATCGACCTACGCGGATTTAGAAGCAACCCCACGTAATGCTAATGGTGGTGATCGCATGATCCTCGAAGATGGCAAGATTAACGGCTATCCTGTATTCGTTACTGAATATGTAGGCGAAGGCGTTCTAGGCTTTGGAATTTTCTCTTATGAGATGGTTGGGCAATTTGGCCAAATGCGTTTAATCGTTGATCCATACACCGGTTCGAAGAAGAACTTAACCTATTTCGTTCTTAACACAAACTTTGACATGCTGTCTCTTCGTGCTGAGGCTTTTGGTATCTGCAAGCTTGCTTTGTCGGGTGTACCAACTATCGCATCTGATCCAACCTCGGTAGAGCTGAAATCGGCTGCAACAGTAGCTGTTAAGACTAAGATCAACGTGACAGGTGTTAACCTGACAACCGCTGTCGGTGCTGCACTGTCCGGTACCAACGCTGCTTTGTTTGCCGTTTCGGCTGCAACAATTGCCAAAGACGCTAACGGAGCTGTTAACGCAGAATTGGAAATTACGTATACTCCAACCGCTACAGGTAATCACGTAGCCGCTCTTACATTGAGCGCTACAGGTGCCACATCGGTTGTTGTTAATATTGCTGGTGTTTGTAAGTAATTGGTTTGTTAATGGGGATGGGGAAACCCATCCCTTTTTTAAATTAAGACTATGTACGTTACCCTGATAGAGATAAAAGAGCATCTGAACATTAGTGATAGTTACACAGAGGAAGATTCTATGCTTACATCAATGATAGAGGCATCAGAGGTTGCAGTAGAAAACTATCTACAGCAGCCTATAACAACATTTGTACAATCCGAAAAGCTTAACGCAGCACTAAAGCATGCTATTAAGATAATGGTAGGCAACTTCTATGCAAACAGAGAATCAGTAGCGTACACAAACCCGCAGCCGGTACCATATACGTTGGAGTTTCTTTTAAAACCTTATAGAAAGTATATATGAGAGCTGGATTACTAGAACATAAGCTAATTTTCAAGGAACTTAGAAAAGTCCAATCCTCAACAGGGGCAGTAAAAAAGGAGTATGTTCCTATTTACACCTGCAAAGGTGAAAAAAAGAGACTGTCTGCTTTGGGAAATGGCATACAAGCTAACGAAGAGTTTATAGGTAATACACTGATATTTCGCGTTCGCTGGAACCCGATTATCCGCGACTCTCAAAGAGTAGAGTTCGATGGTGTAGATTACGATATATTTCTGCTAGATTCTCAAGGCAGAAGAGATTCATACTTAGTAACTCTTAGAAAAATTAACTCATGAATTACGGAGTAGTAAGAGGCAGGGAAACACCGGGATTAAACAGTCAGTCATTCAGGCTGACAGAACAAGGGTTATCGCGCGTACAATTTGCCGTGAGAGAGCTTTTCGATATCGACAAGAACAGAGCCATAAGAGCCGGATTAAGAGCGATGGGAAGAGTTTTTGTAACCGGTGGACGTGGAAGGCTTAAAAACAGAATGAAATCCTCAAAAGGTGTAACAGGCAACCTCTACAGAGCTTTTACCATCAGAGTTAAAAAAATGAAGCTAGGAGCGATGGTAGGTTTTAAGGGAGGTGTTGGGGGTGGCGGTCACTCTCATCTAGTGGATAGAGGTACCGTTCGCCGATTTACAAAGTCAGGCGCAAATAGGGGTATTATGCCGGCTAACAGATTCTGGACGGAAACGGCGGATCAGGACTGGAAAAAGGCTACCGATGTGCTGTTTGACGCAATAGAAAGAGCCGTACAAAGAATAATTGAACGTAACGCATATTAATATGATTGCAGATTCAAAGTTTAAAATCACATCCATCATCAGACAGATGCTTATTGATGATGAGATATTAAGAAATTACATCTCGGCAACTGTCGATGGGGAAGTGGAATATAAAATATACCCCATCGTGGCACCTGAAGGTACCGTAGGGGATTTTATCGTTTACTACCGGGAGCAATATAGTAAAAAATACACAAAAATGGGCGTTCACGAACAATCATGCTTAGTCGCTTTAGCTGTCATTTCTGATGATTACGATTCAGCTCAAAACATAGCAGATCGCATCAACGCAATACTAGAGGGGAAACATCCCGACTACGATATACAAGAAATCCAACTCGAAGACTCTACAGAGCACTTTGAGGAGGGTAAATATATGCAAATCTTATTGTTTAACGTAAAATAGAAAATTATGCCAACTTATGACGCAAATGTAGATGCTATTAAAGGTGATAGCATATTCGTATTTACCGGAGAGGCAGGGTCTGAGTTACCAACAGCCTATGCCACAAGCTGCAACCTTTCATTATCGAAAGAGACAATTGATACCTCTAATAAAATGACAGGAGGGTGGGTTTCTAGTATATCAGGACGTAAAGGATGGACTGTAAGCTCAGATAGTTTGCTGACAAAAACAACAGGTCAAAATTCATTTGACAGCCTATACGCTGCCATGATGTCCGAAACGCCTGTTCCTGTAACTGTGGGGAAAGCAACAGAATCTTATGGATTAGAAGCTGGATGGTATACTGGCAAAGCCCATGTTACGGCTTTGGAAATGACAGCTGAGCAGGGAGGCGTAGCTACATGTACAGCTACATTCACCGGAACAGGCGCCTTAACAAAAGTAGCCCCGGCAGGATAGTATTAACTTTTAAAACAGAAAGGGAGGTAGGCGGAGAGTTTATCTCCCTTTTTTAATTTATGAAAATAGGAAGTATAATAAAGTGGGAGCAAATGACCGATAGATCATTTCTCACGATGCAATACGATAATGAAGAAGATGTGATGAAACTCTTATACTGTATCTCATTGCCAAAGGCGACTTTTGAGGATTTCAAAAAGTTGCCCGCAAAGCACATTAAAAGGCTACTTTCTGATTTAGAAGAAGAGATTAAAATAATGAATCAATTCACTAAAGAATCAGACGGAAAAGGAGATACAGAAACAAAGATAACTGACATAGCCTATACGCTGATTTTCGCAGGAATGAGTACAGAGTATGTGATGAACAAAATGACTATCACAGACCTATCAACAGCCATGCAAGCGTATGAAGCCAAAAAGAAAGAGGATATGGAAGCATCTAGGCTATGGACATACCTCACGATGTGCCCGCACATGGATTCTAAGAAAATAAAAGGGCCTAAAGATATAATGAAATTCCCATGGGAAGAGAAAGAAAAGGCAAAGCCTGTATCAGATGAGGCTCTTAAAATATTCAACGATTTTATAACCGGTAAATTGAAAGCAAAATGGCAGGAAGATTAAGTTTCTCTATAGCAGTAAACCTGCTGACAGAGAATTTCAAAAAAGGAGCATCTAGCGTTTCGAACTCTTTGAAGTCAATGCAGATGCAAGTATTAACCTTTGCCGCCGCACTGGGTGCCGGAGGGTTAAGTCTAACGGGATTTTTAACCTCGCTGATACAAACAGCAAGGGAAACGTCTCGTGTAACAACGGCGCTTAAAAACGTATCCGGAGGAGCGGCTAACTATGTGAAATCACAGAGATTCTTATTGCAAATTGCTAAAAAATATGGAATAGAGATTTTAGCACTAACAGGGAATTTTGCAAAATTCACAGCCGCAGCAAGTAATGCAGGCGTATCAATGAATGAACAAAAAAAATATTTGAGTCAGTATCAAGAGCAAGCGCAGCATTTAGTCTAACAGCTGAAGACACAAATCTCACATTTTTAGCGATTACTCAGATGATGAGTAAAGGCAAGATCAGCTCAGAAGAGTTACGTAGACAGCTTGGGGAGAGATTGCCTATTGCTATGGCTGCCATGGCTAAGGCCGCCGGAGTACCGATTAATAAGCTAGATAAACTATTATCTCAGGGAAAATTATTATCAAACGAGGTGTTGCCAAAGTTTGCTGACGCACTAAACGAAATGATAACAACTGTAGATACTGACAATCCAGAGACTTCGGTTAATAGGTTAAAGAATGCGTTTACTAGTTTAACTAAAGGAACAGGCGTTAAGGAAGCATTTAAGAGTGTAGTGGATTCGATTATAAAATTAGTTGAGTACGCCGCCGTAAACGTAAAATCTATTATATCATCTGTTAGCTCATTTATTATTGGAGTGGCATTAGGCAAGATGTTTAAGTGGATTATCGCACAATTAGCGATCGCTCAAAAAGCGGCGATGATGGCCGCAATGAAAGCATCACAGGCAGCCGGGCAACAATTCGACAGAGCGGCATGGAGAGCAAAAAGCGGAGCGGCTACTATGTCAATGGCATTTAGTCGGGCGGCCGCATCCATTAAAACAGCTATGATGTCAGCTTTGCCAACTGCAATACTTGTAATTGTATCTGAGTTGATAGGCAGAATGGTATATCTTAATCAGGAGGCAAAGCGCATTAAGTCTATTTTCTCAGATTATAAAAGCGAAGCAAATAGAGCCACAAATACCGTAGAAACGGCAAAACTAGAAACACTATATAAAATAGCAACCGATACCAATAGAGCGCTAGCGTCACGCCAATATGCTCTCAATGAGATAAACAAACAGTTAGGAACATCTTATTCTATAGACTCAAAAACATTATCCATACAGGGAGATATTAACGAGAAATATCAAGAACGATTAAAACTAATTAAAGCGGCCGCTGAAGTTGATTTTTATACGACTAAAAAACTTGAGACAGAAGATAAAATAAAGTCGTTACAAGCGGAATCAATTAAGGCAGGTGCAATGGATTTAGGCGGCAAAAGGAATCCGTGGTCAGGTCCGCTAGGTGTGAAAACGTTATGGAATATGTTTTCTCCGTGGGGATCAGGAAATAAAATACAAAGCAATAATGAAGAGATAAATCAGCTACAGCAAGTATTATCTGATGCGACTAAAAAACTAGAAGAGGCGATATTGATTGCACCATCGTCCGATGGTATTGTTAAGCCTAAAATTACCCCGGATGAAGACAAGAAAAAAACAGAGCTTCAAAAATCAGAAGAAAAGTACAAAGAATCCCTTAGGGAGTTACAGGCTCAATTAGAGTTAAATGCGCAATCGGGTGGTAAAATAGGATTGTCTCAGCAAGAATACAACAAAGCAGTTGATGAATTAAGAGTAAAAACACTAGTAGATGCTAAGGGCACAGGGGATAAAGAACTTCTCACATCAAAGTACTTAAAAACATTAGAAGAAGCTATTAAGCATCCTCTATATAACGAGACTCAAGATAAATTAGATCAGGCTAGGAAATCATACGCTGAAGGGTTAATAGCACTAAATAATCAAAGAGATACAGGCGTAATCAGCGAAAAAACATATCGATCTGAGTTAATAAAACTCATAGACGAAACAATAAAAACAACTGGCGCAATAAAAGGAATAGGAGTTGAGGGATTAACTTTTATTGCTTCTTTACAGTCAACGGCCGCTTCAATGGCAGTGTTGCCAAAAGCAAAAGTCAGAGATACAACCTACGACTACAAGAAGAATAGAGCAGATATTGCCGGTGAAGAGCTTGGTATTTCAAAAGAAAACCTAGATAGAATTTTGGAATCAATGAAGCCAAAACTAGGGGAGTTGGCCGACGAGCTGAACGATGCTTTGGAAAGAGCAGATTTTAACGAGGCTCTTAACATAATCAAGGCAATAGATGGGGTTGACGCACTAAAAGATTCGATTGATAAAGTGAAAGGATTGGATTCTGTGCTAAAACTAGAAACCGTAAGGCAGGATATTAAGGAATTAAATAAAGACCTTAGAGAGACCGCTTATTCTGGCATTAAAGACATGGCATCCTCTACAGATAGGATGGTAAGCGCATTCAGCTCGCTTTCAGAGGCTTTTTCTAATACAGATACATCAGCGTGGGAACGTATAATGGCTATTTGGAATACAATAACAACGTCTGTAGATGCGGCGTTATCGGTTATAAGTACAATTGAACAGATAACAGAGATAATCAATAAGTTGGCAGTAGCTAAAGAAGCTGAGGCTGCAATAGATACAGCAACGACAGCCACTAAAGTAGCTAATGCGGGAACACAAGCAGCCGCCGCCGCAACAGCCGCCGCCGCCCAAACGACAGCGGAGCTAACAGCCTCAAGCCTAAAGACAACCGCTGCGACAACGGAGATGGCGGCAAAATCAACGGCTGCATACGCCGGTATTCCATTCTTAGGTGTAGGATTAGCAGCATCGCAAATTGCTACAATGCAAGCTATGATAGCGGCGGCAGCAATACCTAAATTTGAGAATGGAGGCGTAGTCGGAGGCTCTTCATATCACGGTGATAAGATTTTAGCTCGCGTTAATTCCGGGGAATTGATACTTAATAGACAGCAACAATCTACATTATTTGGATTAATGAACCAAAATAGTATATCCAAATCAGGCGAAAATAAAGTAATAGTAAGGGGATCAGATTTAATCCTCTCAATTAACAATGAATTAAAGCATCGAAATAAAAAGCCAATTTTATGATACCATCTGTAACATACGGACTAATATACACAGTACCTTTTAAATCAATAAAGGATAACTCTTTTTTAATAGAAATCTATAAAAGAGATTACACGGGAACCTCTACTGAATTAATAGGATCTGTATCTCCGTTTGTTATCACGATCGAGGATGCTGACTTCGTATATGAACCTCTCAGATTCTCAAATGCCAAACTAACATTAGTAGGTAATGATTATCTGAGAGGCCTATTCTCTGTAGACTATCAGCAGTATAAGGTAGTTTTAAAGTCTGATAAAATAATTTGGTCAGGATTTATAAAACCTGAAATATACTCTCAAGACTACACAGACATAGACTTTACACTCGAACTAGAATGTATATCCGGACTGTCGAGTTTAGAGTTTATAGACTATCCACAGCAAGGAGTTGATGGTAAAGAATTTATCTCTATATGGACTCTGATAAAATTATGTATCGGTTACGCATATTCAGACTACACAGGTATAATATTACCTCACGTATATGCCTCTAATGCTGAGGCTTATACTAATAAGGTTAATGTGCTAAATGAAATGCTAATCTCTGAACAAAACTTCTTTGACGAAGACGGAGTGCCAATGAATCTAAAAGACGTTTTGGAAGAAATATGTAAATTCTTAAATTGGACGTGTGCCGATTGGAAAGGGAAAGTTTACTTCAATGATCCTGACTGGATAGGTGAGTATCTAGAATATACACCAGACTTCGCATCTTATACGGTTGTGTCGCCAAATGAATTGAATGTTCAGGCAAATGGGTTTGCCGGTGCAGATCATACACTTGACATTCTAGGAGGGTACAACAAAGTAAGCGTAAAAACCAATAACTACAACGTAGGAGAAGTATTCCCTGATGAAGAATATGACAGCCTAAAGGAAGATGGAAGAGCGAATTATACGTCCGGCTCAAAGGTGTGTCATAAAGTATTTTTAGATGGGAAAGTTTTAAAACCTATCTATATTCCAGAGAGAATCAAACCGAAACAGATAGCAGCGTTCCGGCTGTAAAAAACGGATTATTAGGCGCACAAATAATAAAAAGATCAAATTACGAGATAAAAGACGGTGTGCCTAGCATCACTAATTACTCATTTGAAAATCTGATCCAGATAAGAAGGGTGTATTATAATGTATCAGGTACAACGTTAGTCTCTCAGACAGTGTTAGATATGGGTAAACCTCTTTTAGCGTTTGCCGATAAACTGCCGGTTGCGGCCTATGCTAACGGTGCAATAGCTATCAATGCAGATATGCAGCTATCTAATCACAGCGATGTTATTTCGTTTGGAGAATCATTAAACGGCCCTGATCCGCATCCTTTTTTAAGATGTATTCTAGGTATAGGCAATAAGTATTGGAATGGCTCAGGTTGGCAAGATGGGCAATGTACATTCGATCTGCCATTTGAACCTAAAACAACGTCAACAGGAAATCAGCGGCCAGTAACTGAGGGAGGTTTTGTTAGTTGCAAGAACACTAAAACGCTAACAATGCCTTATAACGGCCTTGACGGATATATTATGCCGTTACCGGATATTCCATACGCCGGGGATGTGAAATTCAAAATAGTAGGTTTTCAGGCAAAATTCGATAACACAGGTTTGTATTTAAACTGTTTCTTGAAAGATTTATCCCTAAAGTATCAAATCAAAGACGGTTACAACGTAGACGCAGACTCAGATAGAATCTATGAAAACGTTGTAAACGAAAGCTACGTAAACGAGTTAGACGAAATAGAGAACAAGATAAGCACATATAACTACGATGATCTATCTTATTCTAAGGTTATGCTATCAGGAAACTTTCTGACCGATAATCTCTATTCATCGTTAAAAGCCGGCAATGTAAGGCTGGAAGAGCAATTGATAACAAGGATTATAAACAGATATTCTCAGCCTAGTATCAAGCTTAAACAGATACTATCCTTATCAGATAATATCACGCCTATAACAAGAATGACAGATAATTATCTCTCAGGAAAGAAGTTTATTGTAACCGGCGGAAGCATCAATATTGAGGCTGAAAGTTTTGAAACTCAAATGGTAGAAGTATTATGACGGTAATAAAAAATAGAACGGTGCCATGTAATCCTAGAAGCAAGAACTATGCTAAGGGAACGGTGGTAAATGTATCAGGCGGGGGTGCATCTAGTGTCATTGTAGCCGGTAGTGATGTGGATATTGTAAAGTCCACAGACGCTAAAGAGTTAACAAACAAGAATGTATTATCATCATTACGATCATTGGATGAGGCTGACAAGAAAGTACTAGCTAGAATAATCGGTGTAGAATCAGAAGAAGAGTTGACAGATGACAAGGCATTATCAGCGCTTAGAGTATTACTTGAAATTGCAGAAAATAATGAAGCTTTGAAAGACGTATTTCTCCGTAAAGACCAGCCCGACGAAGCTGCTAAGATCATTACCTTCATTGAAGGTCTGATTTCAAAAGGGCTTATTACGGCAGAAGGTGGTATTAAATTGCCTTCCGGAGCGGCTTTATATTCGGCTTACACAGATGGTTTGTTAAGTTTCGCTATTGACGAAAACGGCTTTGTAATATACGAAAAAGGTACGGCAAACAAATGGAGTGTTATAACTCATGCGGGTGCTGAATTTCAGAATTTAGTTATTAAGTTCCTCGCTCAAATAACCGACCTAGAAGTATCGAATAAGGCTACTACACTTAATTTGGTAGTGCAAGCACTTGCTAAAACGCATGATTTGACTGTAGATAATACAGCCGATATTATGCATGGGATCATTCGGGAGTATTTAACATCCGAATCCTTTGTTTCGGGTTTTCTAGGTTCAGGTTTCAAAATATGGAAGGATGCAAACGGAGACTGGAACGGAGAGTTTGACAAGCTAACAGTTCGTAAGATATTTACCGTATTTGAGCTTGCAGTTCAAAAGGTGGT